ATGGCAAAGTTAATTATTTTATGTGGGCTTCCTGGTTCCGGAAAAAGTTATTATGCTGAGCATTTCAAGCTTATAGATGATACTTTTTATGACGGTGCTACAGTTATTCATTCATCTGATAATATCAGAGAGGAGCTTTTTGGTGACGCAGGCTCTCAGGAAGATAATGGTAGAGTATTTGAGCTTATGCGTAAGAGAACTCAAGAAGACCTTAGAGCCGGCAAGACTGTAATTTATGATGCTACTAACGTTACCAGAAAGGCTCGTAAGTCTGCTATTGCTTGTGCTCATCCTACTAATGATACTATAGAGTGTCATGTAGTATGGGCAGATCCTGAGGAGTGTATCCGTCGTGACGGCCTACGAGACCGTAAAGTAGGTCCTGCAGTAATTGATAAGATGCTTCGTCGCTGGCAGAGTCCTTGGCTTGATGAAGGCTTTGATAAAGTTGAAATTCATCTAAATCAGCACGATTTTGACCAGGTTAGATATGTTGCTAGCATGACTTCTGATATGCATATTCCTCATAATAACCCTCATCACAAGCTTGGAGTATGGGAACATTGTATGCAGGCTTATAATAATATTGTAGTAAAGCATAAGGATACTAAGCATATTTTTAATTCATTGGCTGCTGCAGCTTTTTGGCATGATATTGGAAAGCCTTATACTAAGTTTTTCAAGCATGGTGAGGATATTGCTCACTATTATGACCATCACTGCGTTGGAGGCTACCTAGCTTATGGCTTGTTTTTGAATCCTGATCATCACTTACTGCGTGATGTGGAGATGGACAATATTTGCTTTATTAGCTGGATGATAGCTAACCATATGGAACCTTTCTTTGATTCTAATTACTATAGAGACCTTAATCCCAAGTGGAAGTGGTATATCGACGCTATCCACGAGGCAGATCTTGCTGCGCATTAAAAATAATTTAAAAAATAATTAAAAATTAAAATTTTATATCGTATGATATAATGTGAGTGAAAACGCGTATCACTTACTCAGAGCCTATACTTATTTCTCAACATATTCTGGAAAAATATTTTTTGACAGTTAGGCCAAAATAAAGAAACTACTTATTTAAGCGGTGGCTTGTTTTGGTGTATTTATTATCAAAAAGCTATCGCTAATTTTATTTTATCGGAGGTATTTACCATGACTGAACTTCAGAACATTCTTATTGCTCGTCGTATGCTCGTAGCATCTGATTATAAGGATGCTTATAACCCTAATCTCAAGATTGAGAAGGCATATATTAATGCTTTCCTTCTTTCCAACTTCGGTATCGTTGTAGATAAGCCTGAGCTCCTTACTAAGGAGATGGTAAAGGATATCTCCGATATCTATAAGCTTGAGGTTCCTGCTTCTTATTTCAAGAATCCTCAGGACACCCGCTTCTATACTGCTGAGGAGCTTCTCGTTGAGCAGTGCGTATCGTATTTCCTTGCTTACGGTGCCGAGGATTCTCATGTTCATGTATTTGATAAGGAGCTTCCTTCTTATCCTGTAGGTGATGAGATCAAGATCCGTGAGTTCCGTATCCTTAGCTCAGACGAGGCTCTCGCAGAGCTTTTGGCTATCACTAAGGCTTACGCCGCTTATAAGCGTCCTTGGGGCCTGGACGAGATCAATGAGTTCCTTACTCTTTATACTAAGGGCTTCTATCGCTTCACTGAGATGCCTATTCTCTGTGGTGATAATGCTGTAACTATGCTTGATCATAATACTGATTTCGGTCAGTTCTTGTTCAAGAAGGACGTAGTAAAGCTTTCTGTAGCCAAGGCAGGCGAGAAGAAGGAGCTTACTCTTGACCCTGAAACCCGTAGACTTATTAAGGCTATTCTCCCTCTCGTGAAGGATTGTCCTATGTCTAAGAAGCAGGCGAAGTATTTCAATAAGCTCGTCCAGATCACTGGCGTGAACGTAAAGAAGACTTCTAATGCTTGTTCACCTAACAAGCTCGCTCTCGAGGAGCTTAATGCTGGTAATGTTCTTGACGCCGCTGAGATTTTCGCTAAGTCTGGCTCTCTTCTTGAGCGTAACCTCAAGTTCCTTCTCTCCAGAGCTAATCCCGTTGAGGCAGTAAAGATTCTCGATATGCTCTCTGACCAGAACCCCACTGTTCTTTATCAGCTCATGTCTACTATCACTGCAGATACTGAGGATGCTCGTACCTTCTCCTTCTATGCTAAGAACAAGATCAAGACTCACGTTGAGACTGAGTACGAGGCACGCTATAGAAAGTCTCGCCTTAATGACGCAACCAAGAAGCTCGTCCATGACGTATGCTTTAATAAGATTGCAGGTCATTATCAGGCAGCTGAGAAGCTTGGAAAGGTTTACATCGATCCTAAGTTCTATCGTGTTGCAATGCCCGTAAATACCTCTGCTTCTGGTAAGGGTATTGATGTTCCTGCCACTGGTACTCGTCTGCCTATTACCGGTACTAAGATTCGTTCTTTTGTACACTGGGAGAAGGCGTTCGATATTGACTCTTCTATTGTTCTCGAGCATGAGGACGGTAAGCTTAATACCATCAACTTCTGCAGCTACCACGACAGAAACTACAATGGCGCTGCTCGTTTTTCTGGTGATATTACTGGTCCTCAGGGAACTGAGTACTTCGACCTTGATCTTGAGTCTCTCAAGAACCAGGGTGTGAAGAGAGTAGTATTTACCTTCCACGGTTATTGTTCTACTCTTAACTCTGGTGAAATCTACTGTGGCTACCAGAACAAGAAGGACTTCAATACCAAGGCTTGGGATCCTAAGAATATTGAGCTTAAGATCCATGTTAAGGGTGAGAAGCGTGCCTATGTGGCGTTTGCTGTCGACCTCGAGACTATGGAGATTGTAGTACTCAACCTTATGCGTGATGATGACTCTCGAGTTGTTTCTGCTAAGGACTTTGAGTCTATCAAGGCCTTCATGGATCCTGCAAAGCTTGAGCTCAATATGGGTCTCATTGCTGAGTGGCTTGCGACCGAGGTAGTAGAGAATCCTACTGAGGCAGACTATGTGTTTGCAGATGATTATACTACTCCTATTAACCTTCAGGATGAGAACGGCGAGCCTAAGGTTCAGACCGTAATCAGATCCTTCGACGTCGAAAAGCTTAACGAGATTGCAAACGTTTAAAAATATATTGGGCGTTAATATCACAATTAATGCCCAATAAAAATTTATTAATTTAATAAATTATTAGCTAAATTTTATATAATTATGTTGTATAATAAATTATAAGTAAAAATATTACAAAGGTGGTAAGTAAGATGGATAAGTTTGTTGAAGAGATTACTAGAGATTGCTTTCTTGAGGATATTAACCGTAGATATAATAAAGAAACGGTTGATACTATTATTGAGGCAGTAGAGCATCCTGATACCTTACATAAGCTTACTTCTTGGGAGGAGCTTGGGCTGTGAGAGAGATTTTATACACCAGTACTTTTTCTAAAGATTTAAGAAAGGTTAAGAGCTACCCTGCATTTAAAGCAGATAAGCTAAAGTCTTTTGTAAATAAGCTCGCAAATGGCGAGGCTCTTCCTGATTCTGCGAAGAATCATCCTTTGAGCAAAGTAAGCCCTAAGCATTATCGCGGAATGTATGATTTTCATATAGCTCCTGATATTGTAGTAGTCTATAAGATGGATGATACAAGTATTTCTTTGATTAGGATTGGTAAGCATAACAATTTGGGTTTAACAGAAGATATTTAAAAAAATTTCTAAAATAACCAAAATTTAATAAATTTATATTGTATAATATAATACAAGAGCCAATGCTTATTTCTGCTGCATAAGCACCAAACTTTTAATTTGTGATTTAGCTTGGCCATAGTTTAGTTTTATGTTATACTGAGCCAATACTTATTTCTAATGCTGGGAACTGTGTGTCGTAGGTTCAAATCCTACCTTGGCGACCATCGCCAAGTAGCTCAGTGGTAGAGCAATAGTTAATTATAGTTTGGCCTTAATAAAAAATATAAGCTGATTAGCTTAATGGCAAATCCTGGATGGTTTTACACGTCAAATTAAGGGACAGAGCCCCTCCCTTTAAAGGAGGAGATTCCGTGTTCGACTCCGGAGTCAGCTTTATATATGCTCCAGTGGTGGAATTGGCAGACACCCGGGACTTGTTTGAATAGTTTAAAGGTAAAACAGGAAGCCTAGTACTGATGTATTGAACAAAACGAGGAACAGCATCCAGATGTGAGTTCGAGTCTTACTTTAAGCACCAAAAATCCCGTGCCCTTCGGGGCGTACCGGTTCGAGTCCGGTCTGGAGCACCATAGCAGTTTTGTTAAGGTCTGCAGAATTAAAAACTTAAATGACAGTTGGAAAGACAACCGACGGTTCCGGTGCGTAGTGGTTAGAAGCATCGACTTAGATATGGTAGTAAGCTAATACAACAATAACTACCCAATAGCTCATAACGTTAATAACGGTAAGTAGGCTGATAAGCAGAGTGAAACTGCTAAGTGTGTTGTGCATATCCACACTAATTAGTGAGTTGTTGAAAATTTTGAATACTGTAGATGCGAATATAGACGGAGTTAGAGATTATTAAGGCAAATCTTCGTTAGCCGATTGCGCGGGAGCTGCTTCTATGGCCGTAGGCTCCTTACAGTATCCGTATCATATGAAGGGTGATGACCTTGCAAGTGGTGAAATGATATATCTGCTTGACGTGCTGATACGTATCAGACATATGGTCGGCGTTAGCCCACCTCGAGTGCGTTAATCTCGAGTACTTATCGTGAGGGGTATTATTAGATTTCTGTTAGTTACATTTTTACGAATAACCGGTAGTCAAGCAGGACGATAACTACTGCTTTGGGTATAACAGCATTTGTGGCTACTAGTTATCTCGACATTAAGGCTAATAAATTAAATAACACCTTGAGGCGGCGGAAAAGACTTAAGAGACAAAGCGATGCCAAAGGGCTCCGAACGAATAAAAAGAGTTGAAAAAGTTGTAAGGCTGTAAAGAAGCTCGTACTCTTTTTGCTTATGTTGACGCTGAAAAGTATTGCATAAGACTTTGAGTCCAGGATGAGGTGTGGCTACGCAGACCAACTTAAACAATGTGAACACTGGTGCAAATGGATAGCACACTGTCGTTAAACCGGAAGACAGAGATTAAGGTTCGAGTCCTTAGGAACCCATTTTAATATTAGTGTCTAGGCGTAGAGTAGAGGTAAGTTATTTAGTTTATTAGTTAAGATGTTTAAATTTTGTTTTATATCCGTGAGATAGTTTAATTGGCAGAATGCCCGGTCTAACACACTGGGGGAGTACGGTTCGAGTCCGGTATCGCGGTATTACGTAATATAGAAAATTTAAGTAAGGCCATTGGGCGAGGAAGCTTTGTGTGGCTATCGTCGACTGTGAGAAAACTAATCAGTGCCAGGGAGGCTCCGAACCCCTGTATTAATATTGGTAGTGCTTTATTAATAAAAGGCGAAAACTGTCTGACTAACGTCTCACTACGTACAGAAAGATTGCTACTAGCCTTCGGTGTCCTATAGGGGTTTAGTTCAGTTGGTAGAACATTGGTCTCCAACACCAAGTGTCGGGGGTTCAAGTCCTCCAGCCCCTGCCATTAATATAAGGCTATGGTGTACGGCGCACAGCTCACCGGTCCAAACAAGTAGAAAGATTGGGGTTCAATTCCCTCGTAGCCTTGCCAATAGTATCGACGGAATAAAGACATGGGTTGAAATCCCACAGCGCCGCTATGGCGTGATAGTTTAGGTTGCGAGAACATTATTGAAGATACTTTAATTATGGGTAGTATGGCGGAAAGGTAGACGCGAGGGTCGCTCCCTTGGAGAAATCCGTGTAGGTTCAAATCCTACTGTGCCCACCAAGTCATTTGAAATAATTATTAAAACTCTTATAATTATTAAGACTTATAGAGTTGACATAAGGAGAGACTAATGGCTGTTAGGAATAGACTAACTTTATTTATGGGTATGTAGCATAACGGTAATGCTAAGCTTAAAGTGACGTACGGATGCAGGTTCGAATCCTGTCATATCCACCAACCCGGAGAGAGTGAAATCCACGGTATCTGAAAAGCCTCCCTAAAGGCTTGAAGAGATCAGACAAGTGGTTAGGGACATTTGTCAGATTTATCTAAGTATGGTGTAGTGGGAACATGATTGCCCAGTAGCATTGAGGTTAAGGTGAGATTCCTTAAAAGAGCGAAAAGCATTCGTCGAAGGTTCGAGCCCTTCTATTTAGACTAAGGTCAGCACTTGAGAACAAGAGAGCAGGGGAAGTTAATATCGTAAGATAGTCGTGACTGCTTTTCATGGTGGACCTATTAAAAAATAAAAATAATGTAGATTGGTGCTATTAAGTAATCGTAGGAACAACGATGAAAGATAAGCAATTACCAGAGTAAGGCGGATCTAAGGTAGGAGTGGTGAGCGAGACCCGATGCAGCCGTTCGATTCGGCAAGAAACCTTACAGCGGCATAGAGCCAGCGAAACTATGCATCTACATTTTTATATTGAGGGATCGCCAAGTTGGGAAGGCACTGGGCTTTGACCCCAGCAGCGCGACTTATGTCCGATCGGGAGTTCGAGCCTCCCTCCCTCAGCCAATATTGCCCTCTAGCTTAATGGTAGAGTGTCCGGCTCTGACCCGGAAGGACGAGGTTCGATACCTTGGAGGGCAGCCAGCTCCAGAGTATGACTATCCTTCAACAGAAAACTGAAAGCGTTAAGATTATAGGTACCTATAAGCTACGAGTAAAACAAAGAAGGAATTTTTATATCACGGCATAGTTCATAGTAGAGCACCCAAATCCCAGGGAAGAGAGAAGTGTTGACGTTTCTTGATAGCTACAGGAAACTGAGCTGAAGAGGAGCAGGTCATGTCTGCTGCCGTGTCCATTAATTTAATAAATTAATAAAAAATTATTCGCTAAATTAATTAGAATCCAAAAATACTTTAAAGGAGAAAAATGCTATGTTTAATACCAGTTCGTATAAAGCTATAAAGTCAGCCCATGGCCTCGCTATGCCATTTTCTCCAGAAGTAAAAGGATCTTTTTGCCCGCGTTAATATTTTCATGTCTATTAGAAGATAAGTAACGCTTGGGATTTTAAAAAAATTCTGAGCGTTTTTTATTTTAATATGTGAAATTTTAGTTATTTGTACTGTATTATATAATACACTGGTTATAATATCGGTTTGATATATGCGGCTATATCAATGTATGAAGCGCCCTACGCCGAGGCGCCCCTAAACAGTTGTTCACCTTAAGCAACTTCTGTCTATATATAAATAGGTAAGTTGGTAGAGCACTCTGCTAAAAATTATTTGCTAAATTAAATGAGAGACTTAAAAAGGAGCTTATTTAATATGCAAAGAACTAAAACAACTTGCCAATACTGTAATAAAGAAATTTCGCTTTCTAATCTTCTTCGACATGAGGAAGCTTGTAAAGTTAAAATAAATAAAAAAAGTTATACCTTGACCCACGACGGACTTACTTGTCAGTTTTGTGGTAAATCGTGTAAAAACAGAAATAGCTTGTGTAATCATGAGCGTTTATGTAAATTAAATCCAGAGCGCCAAACAGGCACTGGTTTTGATAATTTTAATAGGCAACGAGCCACTGGTGAGATTACTACTTGGAATAAGGGTTTAACTAAGTACGAGTCTGAAAGTGTTCGTAAACAGTCTGAATCTTTGTCTATTTGGATTCAAGATAATCCAAATGTTTATGGCGGTTTTAGACATAATACTGCACAGAAGTGTAAGTATGGCCGATATAATGGGTATTACTGTGATTCTAGCTGGGAGTTAGCTTTCTTACTTTACAGCTTGGATAATAAATTTGAAGTTCAACGTTGCACCGAGTCATTTGATTATGTGTTAAATGATAGAGTGCGAAAGTTTCATCCAGACTTTAAAATTGGAAATACATACTATGAAATTAAAGGACGTTACAAAGAAGCTGATTATGAGAAGATTAAGCAGTTTCCAAAAGAGCTTACTTTAGTTGTTATAGATAAAACCTCTATTGAACCTTACTTACAGTACTGTAAAGTAACATATGGTAAGGACTTTGATAGGCTGTATGACCGATCATTCCCGTCCTGGATGGATAAGTTGGATTTAAAATAATTCAACTATGCGCCTGTAGCTCAGATGGAATGAGCAATCGACTTTTAATCGATGGGTCGCGGGTTCGAGTCCCGCCAGGCGCACCATAAAC